AATGCATTAACAGAACGAGAACCATTGGCATCCATGATAATTTTGTGGTACTTTCTACCAGTCTCAGGATAGAACTCATAGTTTTGATTTCCACCATATTGACGCTCATAATTGTGTCGCAATGCTTCACACAATGCAAGAGTATGTCCTAGCACTGCATTAGCAATGTTCTCTCGTGCATCTTGCTGAGCAACGTAGTCAGCGAAGGTAGTTGTAGTCATTTCAGTTGTGCTCATACTATAGGGACACTTTAGAGGCTTCAGTTCCTATTACCAGGTTTTTTCGAGTGTAAAGTTTGCACGGGAAAACTCATACCTATCAACTACCTTGAAAAATCCATATTTGTTGTAAATGCAGTATCCTTCATGTAGAGTGACTTCATCACCAATCAAACAACCAATGTCATCGGTTTCTTCAATGAAACAGAACAAATCATCCTTGATAGATGCAACGAGTTTCCACAATCGCAGGACATTCACATCACAATCACATTTTTCTGCAATTTCATCCTCATCAACGTCATAACCTTCGCGGATGCACTCATTGATTGCTTTTTTGATTTGTGTTGCTTTGTTTTTATTCACGAACTCACATAGAGTTGCCATTTGCTTGGCAAACTTACATGCATCACCCAAATCCTCACGATAAGGATACAGTTCCACTTCAGGTTGCACAAACAAACACTTTTTAGTGCTGATGAGTTTGCTAGTCAAAGGGAACGCATATGCATCGCGGAGATCCTCCAATGCATTGTAAATCGTATGAGGAGCAATGATAACGTCCTGAGTGATTATTTCAGGAAAGACATAAGTGATCGTGTTGGGACGATAAGTATCACTACCGCCATACCCAATAAAATCACCTTGAATGATAGACTTTGTGCGAGGAAGACAATCAAAGCAAGCATGAAGAATACGCGCAACTTTACCTTCATGGTTCGCATCAATTTCTTCATGAGAATGATTGATCTTGATTTTTACTTTGTTGAAGACAGATTTGGTGCCTACAAAGAACTTACCAGTTGCAGGATTAGTTCCCCAGACAATAGCAGGAGCACCATCAATCTTAGTGGAGATAACACTATCTTGCTCAGCGAACCAATCCAAGACGGAAAGATCACCAGTCAGGATAGAATCTTCTGGATGTTCTAGGTGGGTGTTCTTCATACTACAGGGACACTTTAGAGGCTTCAGTTTCAATCACCGTCAAGGATCACAAAACAATTCAACTCCAATAAGTTCTCCAAAAGAATAATCGTAATTCAGTGCATCTGCACAAACAAAATGTGGATGATCTACAGATACACCCAATCTTTTGCACATTTCAGCATGATTATCCTCCATAAGTTCTACTGCATACAGCATATTATCATTGATGTGTGATAACTCATGATATTTCAATAATTCTGTCTGCAAGGCGAGTAGGAAGTTGCCAGACCCTGCCGAGGGATCTAAAAATGTGCTTTTCTCATTTTGCAGCATAGATTGGGGCAGTTCTGATACCATTTCACCACACAATTCGATAGGAGTGAACACTTCACCCGTAGAATCAATTCTCTCATCTGATCGAACGATGTCTGATCCTACGTTCTCATTGTGTTGGTTCTTCTTAGACATATTGTTCCTCTACTATGCTTCTTAAATTATCCCAAAAAATTACATTATTGTCTACCCGTCTTGCCATCTCTTTATAAGTGATACAATGCACATTTGCCATTGCATGTTTAGGATGAACCCCTTTACATGATGTGACAATGATAACATTTTTACCATTGTATTGCAGACCTTCATTCATACAAGTATCTGCTGCAATGTTAGAAATGTTATCCTCATTTGTCAGATACTTGGTAGGATCTGCCTTAAACTTACACTGAATAACATTAGGCTTGCCATCCAATGTAGAGAGTCCACGTCCATCAATGCCTCGATCATATTCTAAATTTGGTTCATAATCAGCAGTATAAGTTAGAGTATGGTCCCCGTTGAAGAACTTGAAGAAGTATTCAACAAACCACTCAAATCCATCACCCATGAATGATAGAGGGTCATACAGATCAGGATCCTGCTTCTTACCTAGTACAATCAACTTTTTAAAGAACTTTGATAGTTGATTCTCAGTGATTAGTGAAGAGAGATCTTCACAATCATAACCAAATGTATGCTGAAGTTTCATGATCAGAGTTGAGATTGAATGTAAGAGAGTTGATCATCAGTCAGAACTTCTTCAATGGGAGCATTAGGAAAACGGGAGAGAATAGCAGTGGACATTCTACCACCAACTCGGGTTTGTTCAATAATCCAACGATAAACAGGATTATCAAGAATTTGTTTTGCACTCAATGCATCTTCTTCATTGTCGAAATATTGAACATCACAACTTTGATCACAGACAATTTCATCAGAAATCATGATTTCATATTTGAAAGGTGAACCCATGTGAGGAATCATCATCTTCCAAGTACCATTAGTGATCCACTTTACCTTTCCATACTTCAACTTACCATTGGAATTGATAGGGTAAATATAATCACCTGTCTGTGTCTTACTAAAGTCTCTTGCTACCTTATCTGCGTCCTGTTTATCATAACCTGCCTTCTGAAGGATACGAGAAACTGCACGAGGATCTGCGGTGTTCTTAACAGAAATGTCAAACTTTTCACCATCATAGTTGATAAGAGTTTGAATGATTTCTTGAACCCGACGATCATTGTAGATCTTCAAGGTTTCATCAGTGTTAATGGTAGAGTCACCATTTACGATTGAAACATTATTATCAGTGACACTATTTTGTGCGACCCAGCGACAGATTTTAGTACCAACTTTAGGGAAGAATTGATTCACATCAGTGACCACATTCTTCAGGTCAAGTTTGCGCTTACCACCAAGAATCAACTTGGTATAGGTGTCACCACCGCTCAGGATGTTGGTGGGAGTGATCAATGAAATAATACCATTATCCTTCAACAATTTGACACTGGTCTCTGTAATCTTCCACCAAAGAGCACCAGTTCCAGAACCTGAAAGATCTCCGTTACCATCATTTGACTGAAAAGGAGGATTGCCAATAACAGCATCAAATTTCATATTGCACCTGTTATAGTTATTCATGGGTGGGGTGTAGTATTTAATACTAGAAGAGTTATTACATACACTTTTCACACTATCATAATACTTTTGCTGAGAAGATGTCAAGTTGCGATGCTCATTCTCAAGCACAATAATGTTAGTATATCCCTGCTCTCTGAGATGGGAGGTGAGAATTAAAAATGCATCATAAACACCAATAAGTGCATCTTTAGAAACATTATGTTCCTCCAATTCCTGAATCATTTCTAGGGCAAGTTCATCTGGAATAGGCTGACGTTCATCAACGGGTTTAATACCCTCAGAGAAATCTTTGTTTGCCTTAATCCTCAGTTTTTGATAAGGATTGAGAAGAAGAGTAGCAGTCATTATGTGCGGTGATTATATTATAGGGACACTTTAGAGGCTTCAGTTCTTATCACAGAGACATTTCACTGTACTCTGTATTATAAAGCAGTTCCTCAAGAATGTTATTGTGCTCAAACTCGATGGCATAATCGGAGATCTTACGCCGAAGTTCATCAAGATAAAGATCTTCAACAATTTCTTCATCTTTACCCCTCCCAGTTGTTTCGGTAAAGATTTCAGAAACTGGAACCCCCTGACTGAAAAGTTGAGTTACAATCTTACGAATCAGTTCTTGACTATCATTGGTATCAGATTCATGCTGAACAATGGTAACTATCCCGTATTTTTTTCCAGGGGCAGATCGAATGACTCGACCAATAGATTGTGTTGCAAAGATTGTAGAAAGAGTGTTACGAAGGAACACAACTCCAGTAAATGCTTTTACATCAATACCTTCACCAAGCATAGAATAATGAAGAACAATCAGTTTCTCATTTTCATCAGAACCAAGTTCATTCAAAGTCTTGATAAAATTAGTCTTGCTGACTTTCTTGCTTCCATTTACATATCCCTGATTGATAGAATCAATCGAAAGAACCTTATAACCCTTAGAAGATGCCCATTCTTGAAGTCCACCAGCAAGTAAATCATTGATAGATTTAGTGCCTTGAGCACAGAACAAAATCTTATGATTGCCATGTGTATGTTTTGTCTCGTAGTGATGAATAACCTCTTTGATCGTCTTCATATTAACTGATACTTCATCCATACTATCAAGATTGGCATCACTCTTCATCAAGTGAATCAGAGGTGAAACAATTACACCTTGCTTGACTAGTTCAGAAAATTGAATGTTGGCGATTTGCTCTCCATATACATTCACATTATCCATACCAGAACCGTTCACGCTGCGAGATGCAGAATAACGTGGAGTTGCAGTAAAGAAATAATTATGATTTGCATGTGCAGAGAGATGCTCTACAGTATTGAAATGATCAGAAGTTGTTGCATTATGTGCTTCATCATAATATACCGCAGAGACAGGAATCTTGGAAGAAACAATGCGATTTAGACTATCATAAGTAACAAACAGGATCAATGGTTTCTGTGCCTTTTGTGCAATTCGATAGGTATCTTTAATTTCCTCAACAGAAGTCGTAGGAGACTTTGGTGGAATCATACGAAACTTAAGTGACTCACGAATCCGCTGGAAGGTTTTACCTTCAGAAGAAATCTGACGATACATAAAGTTTATGTCTGGAAGATGTTTATCAAATTCCATAAACAGTTGCTCAGAAAGAAGTAGTTGAGGAGCAACAACAACCACAACACCTCCGGGAATAAGAAAACGACGCGAGTCGGTAATCATGGAAAAAGTTTTACCACCACCAGTAGGACAAGAAATGATGCCATTGGTGTTAAGTTGAAGAGCATCAACAATCTGCTGTTGGTGGGAGTAAAGTTGGAACATGCTAAGATTGTGGTTGTACTATAGGGACACTTTAGAGGCTTCAGTTTTAATTAGACAGCGTTGATCGCTCTCCCATCAACCTCCCATAGATCTTAGCATAAAACATTTGAGTTTCTTTGTTGCCTTGA